CCTAATGGTCTTTCCATTACAACAGGATCCCCTTCATCTGCTGTATTTACATACGTGTATAAAGTTTCAATTGCTGGAGTATTCGATGCATTGGTAATTAAAGTTTCCATTGCTGCGCACTTAGTCCGTACCGCTGCTCTAAATGTTGTAATTGCTGATGGTACTGCTGTACTAGCATCAGCTTTTCTAACGATGTACCAGTCTGTATTTTGTAATATATTTGCAGCTTGTGCTTTAACTGTTCTAATTAATTTTGTTTTTAAACCTTCAATAACGACAACTGGATCTAAATCATTACCGTCGTCATCAACAGCATTTGCATCCGCATGAGCTTTAGCTGTAGCTGATCCATAAGATGCAGTAACTACTCCATCTGCAAAAGCAAAGGATTGATTGGTATTAATGTAATACGCTTCATCTTTTTTATTAGTATTATTAAAAACAATTTCATAAATTCCAATAGCTTCTCTTTCTTCGTTACTCCATCGAAAAGAAAATATATTTCTTGAATATTGAATATTATCGATAACCAATCCTTTTGGATTATTGATTGTCTTTGTAATTGATCCGTCTTCTATTAATGCCCACATATTATCTCCTATTAACTCTCTGGTATATTTAAGGTTCTACCAACCTCTTGCCAAATTGCACCGTTGTAACGGAATACTAAAATGTCAGTTTTTGCATTTGTGTCTGTTGTAGTCGGTGCAGTATCAGCGGCAAAATTAAAAATTGCATTCCAGGCAACAGTAGTAGTTCCATCATGATTAAGCTCTAAACAAATAAAAGCACCTTCAACTGCATTACTTGGTGCAGAAATAGTCGTATTTTCTGTTGTTAAGTGATATGCGTTTGCTGCAGCACTTGCGTCCCAGGCCACAGCGTTCGATGATGAAGTAAGTGCTACTTGTGCCACATTAGCTGCTACAGCAAATGAAGAAACTCCAGCAACAGCAAGAGTACTTGCCATATCTACAGCACCATCAATATCAACAACATCCAAATTAGCAGTTCCATCCACGTCAATATCGCCAGCAAGATCAATTCCTGCTGCACCTGCGAAAACTAAATCATCTGCCGATGTGTCCCATAGCATATAAGCACTTGACGTATCTCCAAAAAATTTTGTATCATAACCTTGTCCGTCAACACCAGATGTAAACGCAGCGTCTATTTGAACTGCTCCATCAATATCAACAGCATCTAAATTTGTTGTTCCGTCTATATCTGCATTGCCTGATATATCTAATGTTGCAGCGTCTAATTCACCTGATAAAGTAATGTCAGTGGCACCAGTAATAGCACCATTCAGTGCAACAGCACCATTAATATCAATTGTTGTTGCAGCAATTTGTATTTCTGTATCTGCTACTAAATCTAATTGACCATCTGTACTTGAGTGAATGTATAAAGCTGTATCATAAAAACAAAGTTTATTTGTTGAATTTAAAGTTAATCCTGTGCCGTCTGTGTGTGTTAAAGTTGTATCTTGATCATCACCAAAATTTATAACTGCACTATCATTGAAAAATGCATCATTAAATTCTAATGCTGTTGTTCCTAAGTCAGCGCCACCTGAAGCATCTGGTACGAACGCAGTTTCTGCTGTAATTGTAGCACTTCGTATATTGGAAGTTCCATTATCTATTGCACCAAATCCTGAAGTAATTGATCCGGTATCTAATGCTCCCGTTGTTAAAATGCTAGAACTTCCTGCAACTACACCATAAATAGAACCAATAGCTGTACTTCCAATTGTAATAGCATCAGCTTCTAAAGTACCATCTACATCAACATCACCAGAAAAATCTCCTGTTGCAGCGTCTAATTCACCAGAGATGGTTAGATTTCTACCACCCGTAATATCTGCACTAGCATCTAAAACCATTGCTTTACTTGCTGCTGCAGTACCTGCAGTAATACCGTCTAAAAATTCTAATTCTGCTTCTGTTAATTCTGCACCTGAACCTAAAGTTAAAGTTCCTGTAACTGTTAAATTATCTGCAACTGTAACTTCTGAAGTTGAGTGTCCTATTGTAACTGCAATTCCTGAAGTCTCTGTTGCTACTTTTAAAGCACCTTGTGAATTTGTAATATAAGAATTAGTGCCATCGTGGTATACTTGCATATCTCCACCGTCACCAATTTTAATTGGAGAAGAGTCTGTTAATTCTAATGCATCATCTGATTGATCCCATAGTAAAAAACTTCCAGCAGTATCACCAAAGAATTTTACGTCTAATCCTGTGCCATCAACACCAACAGTAGTTGCACCATCTATTTGTACAGCGCCATCAATATCAACTGCATCTAAATTTGTTGTTCCATCTATATCTGCATTACCAGATATATCTAATGTTGCAGCGTCTAATTCACCAGAGATTGTTAAATTTCTTTGTCCTGTTGTATCTATACTTGAATCTGTTGTAACCACTTTAGAAGCAATAGCTGTACCAGCAGTTAAACCATCTAATAATTCTAATTCAGCTTCTGCAAGAACAGCACTACCAGCAGTAAAAGCTGTACCTGTCACAATACCAGTTGAAGTTATTGCACCAGAACCAATAGTCCCAGCAACTGTTAATGCACCATCAGCAAGTGTTAATAAATCTGTATCACTTGTATGTCCGATTGTTGCACCGTTAGTAATAACATTATCAACGGTTAAAGTTGTAAGCGTACCCAAACTTGTCACGCTGCCTTGTGCAGCCGTTGCTAAAGTACCCGTTAATGTTCCTGTTACTGTAAGATTGTCTGCAATTGTTGTTTCTGAAGTAGTGTGACCTATTGTTAATGCAATACCTGAAGTCTCAGTTGCTATTTTTAAAGCACCTACTGCATTTGTAATATAAGAATTTGTTCCATCATGATAAAGTGTTAAATCTGTACCTGCACCTAATTTTAAAATATCACTATCACCTAAAGCAACGTGAGTTGCAAAAGTTGCTACACCTGTAACACCTAAAGTTCCACCAACGGATGTGTCTCCAGTTGTTGTAAGATTATCAGCAATCGTTGTTTCTGAAGTTGTATGACCAATTGTTAACGCAATTCCGGAAGTTTCTGTTGCTAATTTTAAAGCTCCAGTAGCATTAGTAATATAAGAATTAGATCCATCATGGTAGACCAACATGTCATTGCCAGTACCAAATTTAGCATTAGCACTATCGGCAAACGTTGCATGAGATCCTGTTAATACATTAAATGCATTCGCTGTCATTGTGAAATCATCAGCGCCTGCGATTTCGAAATCTATTTGATCATCTGTACTTGCTGTAATACTTGTATCTGAATCAGCATCGAGTGTTAGTTCTTCACCATTTAAATCATAAGAGCCAACACCACCAATATCTGAGTCAATAACATCGGTACCATTGCAATAGAGTATTTTTGTTCCTTTGTCGGTTGTCGCCCAAGTGACACCTGTTTGACCTGATACCATAAACTGAACGGTATAAGCACCAGACGTTTGGTTATCGACAATCCATAATTTTTCTTTAGCGGTAACGGTTACAACTTGATTTCCTGTAATCGATCCTGTTAAAGCAATCACCATGTTTCGAGCAGCATCACCTGTCGAACCATCTGAATATGTTAAAGCTGTAGTCTGAGCACTACCTGCAATAGATTGTGCAACATAGCCACGAAGGGCTTCTTCTAAAATTTTTATATTGGTGTTAGTTTTTGTTCCCCAGTTACCGGCGTTTTCGCCAGTGGTCATTAACTCTGTGCCAATATCTGTATATGTTGATGCCATAATTTATCCTAAGCACTTCCGACAAAAATCTCCACATCACATGATGCTGTATCCGTGTCGACTGTAATATCTACTAAATCTGAAAGGCCTGAAGCTAAAGCGGATCCTGCTGCTTTCATCGTGTCCACAACGCCACCGCTATTATCACCTGGATAAATAAACGAGTGACCAGCGTCAACCTTCATTCTAAATTCTGTGTTATCTTCATCTCTAAATGTTAACGTAATAAAATTTGATGAATCTAAATTTGTAATTCTAATATATCTAACATCACCATCATCAAACATTCCTGCAACATAACCTACTTTGTTAGCGCTTACACCAACACTACTGAGTGCTGATAAAAATCCAATTAATCCACATTCTGTTGTAGATGCCGTTACGACTCTTTTTACTATTTCATTTACACTAGCAATATCTAAAGATCGTTCCGATCCATAATCGACATTGTTAAGTGTAATTGCTTCTTTGACTGATACTGTGAGTGTTGCCATATTTTAATTCCTTACGGTGTCTGAGACGGAACAGGTATACGAGGTTCTCCATCCGTATAATCATCTCGTCTTCTTCTACCTATTTGTTCTCCACCAAACTTTTGTACTTCAGTTTGATATTTTTGTTCATAAAGTTGTAACATATCCATTGGACCTTTTAAATAGCCATATGCCTCAACTAAACAGGCATACAATAAACCATTTCCAAAATTTAAGCTAATGAAATTTGTTGTATTCGCTGAGCTTAACGGAGTGGGTCTAGCGTTGTAATGAATTCTGTACATAAAAGCTGAACTCGGTGTAGGAACAACTGTTATTCTTCCTGAAGATGTTGCACCCGTTCCTTCAGCTCCACCTGACATCGCG